AGACGAACATACATTAATGTTTGTTGCTATACATGAAATGGCACATACCATGACTAAATCAATCGGCCACAAAAGCGAATTTTGGAGCAATTTTAAATTTTTACTTGATTGTGCTAAAGAATCAGGCATACATAGTCCTACTGACTATAAGAAAAAACCTCAAGAATATTGCGGTATGAAAATTCACGACAATCCATACTATGACGCATAATTCCGTAGTTCTATCATCAGACAGAATATAATAAAGATATCAATATCCTTATTATACATAAGTGGGTTATCTAACTACTTAAGCCACCATCTTAAGACCACCAACTAGGTTAGCGCCAATACCGAATCCAGCACCACCGCGGGCGGAAGAACCCATGGTAGGAATGAATACATCAAGAATGCTAAATGTAGCAGCTGCGGTTAAAGCAATAATAATAATTTCCTCAACGTTCAATTGCTTCTTTGGGATAGCAAATGCTGCCAATGCGACAACTAAACCTTCAATCAAGTACTTTATAGCACGTTTTACCAACTCATTCAAGTCAAGCATTTTACCTTATATTATATTACAACAAAAAAATACAAAACAGATTCGCACATAATTATATTACTATGAAAACACTTAAATAATTAGTACCATGATGTATATATTCCTAAAATGTCTGGGTTTGAAAAGAAGTTAAATGTCGACGGTAGTGCCAATCAAAAATATATTGATTTATGTGATGAAGATACTCCTATCGCAGGACAAAAATTCGCATGTATGTCATTTGTTTCACCCGAAAAAATACTAAAGAAGCGTGAAGTGTTCCTATTCAACCAATTTATTAAGAATTGGGAATTCTCTAAATCAATGGAGCGATACTTTGAGTTTATTCACTTCATTGCGTATAAACATAACCTAAATGTAGAAACTCTCATTGGTGATTTTAATGATTTCGTTAAAGAGGAAAGTGATAAACTCAAAAAAAGTGGGATAGAAGACGATTATAAGAATTTTATGGATAAGCAGGAAGATAAGTTAACCGAACAATTCAACCGCGAACATGCTTTCCAAACATCTGTTCGTGGAATTAAAGTTAGAGGTGTATACCCATCACAGGATGAAGCGGAGGAAAAATGTAAGAAACTTCGCGAACATGACCCAAATCATGATATCTATGTTGGCCCAGTAGGTATATGGGTTCCATGGGATCCCGATGCATATAAAACTGGTAGAGTAGAACATATGGAAGAAGAGTTGAATGCTCTTCATGCTGAAAAAATGAAAAACGAAGAACTTGCCAAAAAGGAATTTGAAGAAAGAGTTAGAGAAACGAAAAAACAGGCTATCATGGATAATATTGAGAAGGCCAAATCAAGCGGTAATGTTCTTACACAAACAATTGACGAAGAAGGAAACTTGAATGGCGTTGTAGAGAATACCGATTTCGAATCACGCGAAGTAGACACAGTACAATCTACACAACTTCGCAATGAATTAATGGTTGACAATTTCACTCCCCATAATGACGAATAATCTCCTTACTAATTATTTGAAAACGGTATAAACGTGTTATATTATATTTATTAACCTTAAATATAATATGAATACATTCAACTTAATCGCACATAAAATATTTATATATGATACCGGATATACATCTGATATCAATATAGAAAATGCCGAATTATTTACCTGCGGGAACTATATGAAACATATTTTTAAAGAAGACACTGACAATCTACATCTTAATTTTACAAAATGTCGGTTTCTATTTTTAGATAGTAATACCAAATTTGCTACGTTAAAAGACAATTATATGGATAGTTTCTTTGTTACACTCGAAAATAAAGAATCGTTTCTAGATTTCTTTTGTCGGATACAACGAACATACCGCGCCCTTAATAATTTCGCGTATTTGATTAAAAAACGGAATAAAAAAGTGATTGTAAGCAATGATTTATATTTGACTCCTATAAATAAATCGCAAAATAATGTATTTAATTACTACGAAAACAACTACATTTATTTGTTTACACTTCAGGACCTTTCTCGTATCATTACATCCGCAATTTGTAATTCGCCATTGTTTTATTCAGAATCACTTCCTCCCAAAAATCCGTATAGTGGAGTTGAATTCCAAATTTCGGACTTATATAATATTTATTTCCATATGAAAAATACATTTACTCATGTACCACTCGTTATTCAACAATATTACTTGTCCGGGTTTAATGTTGATAAATTTGAAATTCAAAATCAAGTTACAATACGGAATATTTACATAGACCAATTTGTCGAAAGTGAGGACCATGATACGATTATTGAATATATCGAGGAGATGACTGAACCTTATAATATTTCGTTTCATCCACATTTTCCAAAAAATACGCTAATAGCCACATTTAAAGGCCACCTCGTGGAATATCTTCATTCACGATATTCTCTAGATAGTTCCAAAAAACACATATCTGCTTCTTCTATTAAAAGAAAATTATCAACATTCGCGCGGTGCAATCCTACATTTGGACGCAGAATAATAGTTTTCAAAGAAAAAAAGAAATATTGTTGTTTTATTACACTTGACGGAAAAAGTGAGTTAATTCGATATCACAAAGACGAAATGAGCGATGATGACAATGATGATTATAGCATGCCTACCATTCATGATGAAGATGAATATTATATTACACCTAACAACAGTGATGACGAACATGATAATACCCTGGTCGAAAATACAGAATTCGTATACAACATTGATTTTCAATCGTCAATTAATTCAACTACATTGTTGCCTCAAACTATGTATCACGCATTCATAGAATCTAGAACAATGAACTTGTTGAATGATGAAATGGTATTTGCAGAAGAAGATTATTTTGATTCAGATGATGAGATTGAAGTTGATGAAAGTTTGTATGATCCATAATTTCAACTCAGTAATAATACTACAAATATAATGACAGTATTGAAAACTCACGTACTTCCATTCATATTCAATAATGATTGTGTTAGTGGAAAAGCTCTAACTATAAAAAATCTAGATCAATTAAGTGTTTATTTAGATAAAGAAATTACTAATTCAAAAATATGCAAATCATTATCCGGGTTTGACGAATATGTCACAATTATTTGATATACCTTACCATTTACTCTTTTTTACATTGATTTGTGGTCCTTTCTTTTTTGATTTGCTTGGATCATATGCATCATCTTCGTCGTCAGACCCAATATTTTTTGAGATTTCCCAAAATTCTTTGGCACCTAAACGAAAGTCAGGGTGACTCTCGGCTTTATACCAAAATATTTGATCGTTTAATTTGTTCGATTTCGCATTGTTATTAATAACCAAGCATTCGTAATTTTCAGTTGTCTGATCCATAACTCCACAAAACGACTCCAATGTTGGAAACATACTCGCATAATTTTCCCATATACGTTTACGGTTTGTCAAGTAAGGTTCTCTTAATATAAACACATAATCTATATTTGTTCTTAAATTGGGAGGAATACCCAATGGATATTGCATAGTAATAATTAACATGATTTTCCAATGACGGCCATTCATAAACAATAAACGCATCATTTTATCACGAGTCCAAGATTGATCGTATAAACAATCATCTAAAATTACAAAACATCTTGGGTCAATTGTTGTCCGTTTATACTCTGCTAACTGTTTATTTACTTGCTTTAATACCGTTTTTTGTCTACGTAGTACATTCTCAATAAGCACTGTATTATATTCTTCGTGGATAAAGACTTTCGGAACATGTGCTGCATAAAATCCGTTACCGGCTTCAGTTCCCGACATCACTGTACCAACTGGAATATCTTGATGATAAAATAGCAAATCTCTAACCAAAAACGATTTTCCTGTATCACGACGACCTATCATAACAATTACCGGTCCCTTGTTTTCATCAGGTTTAAATGTTATTTCACGCATATTAAATTTTTTTAATTCAAGAGTCATTCTGTTATCAATACTTTATAATGATATAATACTAAAGTATTATAAACGAGTACGTAATGTTATTGGTTTGAAATTCTATTATTTTTTGTAATTAATCCGTATATAATATTATTTAATTACTATGACCTCTCATACATTAGAGTCAAAATTTTTGATCGGATATCATAAACCCAAACATTTAGACGGTTCGAATATACCATCTTTGATTGACGGGTCGACTACTTTAGATGTTTCATCTAATAATGTTTATAATCTACAGAATTATAACCCTATCTATGATTTACATTTCACTATGTCCAACAAAAATCATGATTCTATTCAATTAAACCATTGTTATCATTTTAGAAATAACAATTTAGTTACCGATTCTCATTTCAACACATTGAATAAACCTTCCTTTATTAAATATTCTCCGTTACTTGACCCACTTCGATACATGGTTGGTAAATACGAAGACGATAGAGAATTCCTTACTAATCTACCCTATTCCGATGCTATATCAAATG